GAGTTCCATTTTCTACTAACTTTTAATTGAGTAGACTTCATAGATATCAATGCTGTCTCTGGATTTTTACCAACAACAAGTACAAAATGATTAGCGGTGTTATCAAGATAGTTACCGTTTGGTAATCTATCTTTGTAGTCTTTACCTCTAGTCGTTTGGCTAACGATATCACTATCTGCCTCGTGAATCGCAACAGGTGCACCACTACTTGTGCCTCTGTCTTGCCATTCAATGTACTGTCTTTTGTAATGACATGGTATAACTTCTATACTGTCATACAACTCGTTGGTTACAGTGTTTATGATTTTGCCTGGCTCTGCGCCCTCGACATATTTACCATCTCTTTTGTTAACCTCTGGAGATAGTTGGCCCAAAATTTTTAAGAAGGGTAACGCAAGATCTTCTTGCGATATATTTTGAGCACCCATGTTTGCATCAGCTTCAAATAAATTTGTTGCCAATGCTCCTTCTGTTTTAGTTGCTACTTGGTTCATGTTACTTGTTCCTTTTTATTGTAGTTTTATTCTCCGAGAATACCCCGAAGATTTCCGTTGGCATTTCTTTACCTGCCTCAATACGCTCACGGACTAACGCTTTCAGAGTCATGGGTTCTACCTTCATCTTTTGTGTTGGTTGGAACCCTTGACCCTTCGCAAGTTCAGCATAATC